CACACGAGTCAGAGCCATCATATCTTACGCTGATAGCGATTTTCATGGCGGCACAATTTATCGCGCTTGTAACTTTGCGTAGTTGTTTGATGCATCTTGATACAAACCACGATGTAATGTTGTATTCACTTTGTTGTGTGTCAGGGTGGATGCAAAGTCGTGAAAGTTCAAATAGTCCTTCTTGCTCATTTCTCTCTAAACCAAATGCACCTTGTGCTACTTCTGGAACAGGGAGACCCGTAAAAATACAGACTCCCTGAATGCCTCCAATATTTAGAGGGCAAAAGTTATTATTTTTATATAAACCGTAGTTATAACCTGATTTGAAAGTTTTGGATATATCCTTGAGATAATGAAACTGCAGAAGTAACTCTGCAGCCTCACTCTTATTTACCCTTTCAATATAGTAATCAGATTTCACTCTTCAGCGAGTCGTGCAAAGTAGGAGAGAGCATCATCATCTTCATCCTCATCGGAAGAAGAAGCAGCAGCACGGGTGGGTTGCAGATCGTTCAGTTCACTACGGAGATCTTGAGTGAGTTCACGAGAAGAACCACGATAGTCGTCCTCATCGTCCACTTCCTCATCGATACGAGGAGCAGCAGCACGAGCACCCAGAACAGAATCAAGGCGCTTCTTCAGTTCATCATAGGTCTTGAACTGATCGTTGGCAACCAGTTCTGCCAGAGAATACTGACGCTTCCAGATTGCTTCCATTGCATCGTCATCATCCAGCAGAGGAGAAACACGAGCAAACTCAGAAGAGTCGTAGTTACGATATCCAGCAACGTTCTTTGCCTTCAGTTTGAAGTTGGCACCTTGCCAGAAATCGAACGGATCGATTGCTTCCTCATCTTCAAACTCGGGTTGCATAGCAGCAGTGAGTTTGTCGAAGATCTTCTTACCATACTTGAACAGGAACACACGTCCTTCGTTCTCAGGGTTTGCGGGATCCTTCACAACGTAGATGTTGCTCATGTAAGTCAGTTTGCGCTTCTGCTTACGTGCCTGATCTTTACCTGCATCGGTGCCGTTGTTCCACAGCATCGAGTTATACTCAGAAACAGGATCTTTCTGATTCAGAGTCGTCAGGGAGTTCTCAATATACCAACCACCAGGACCTTGGAAGGCGTGACTGTAGAGTTTCACGAAGGGAAGGTCCTCACCTTCAGGAGCAGGCAGGAAACGGATAACGGCATAACCATTGCCGCTCTTATCACACTCCAGTTTCCATTGGCGATCATCACCAGAGCCACCAGTGTTATTCATCTTTTCGACTTCCTTGACCAGTTTTGCGGTCAGGGAGCCCAGTTTGGATTGCTTTTTAAGGTCTGCGAAAGACATTTGGATTACCTCGGATAGTTTTGGATTCGGGGGATTTACTCGGATAGTATAGCAAGGATGCCCTCAGTCGTCAAGATAGTTCTTGAGGGATTCGATTGTCTCATTCATACTGTCGAATAAAACTTGCATGTCAGTGTCTGGTGGGAAACCCATCAGGGCAACTGACTTGCGAAGGTTCTCTTTCATCTCAACCGCTTCAGGGTCGTCCGAAAGAGATAACCTAGTATACATGATCCTTTGCTTTTCTAGCAAGGTCTGCAACTTTTCAACATGTTCAATTTTGGTCTCATTGGACATTGTGCCGAAAGTGAGAATGCTGCCATAGATTTGCTCTTGGAGATTGTTGATTTCCTCAAGCTCATCTTGAATAATATCAGATTTAAAAAACTCACTCATCGATAATGTCCCGTAAGATTTTCTTGTAATGAAACATATCAATATTTAGAAAGGGAGAATACTTTTTCAATTTTAAACTTACGGATTCCCACACTGGGTCATCCAACTTCTTATCAAAGTTTTTTGAGAAATGGAATACTTTGTCGAAGATTGTGAAGGTTTCTAGAGACAATCTCCCGCTTAGATACTCTTTGAGTATCAGAGGGTGACCTTTGGTACAGTTGAACAAACTCTCTAACTCGTTCTCCGATAACAATTCGTTGCTTTGCTCTTTGAACAAGTATGTCAAACTCTGTTGGCGTCTCATCCACTCGGAATAGTTTCTTTCGCCAGAATTGATAATTTCGCCAATCCATAGGTT